TCATAGAAAATCGAGTAAATAATAAAGTAAAGATCAATGTTTTAAGAAAGATCGCATAGGAGAAAAAAAAGAATGGCCGATTTAGATAGAAAGAAAAAAGAAGATAAAGCAAAAGGTCCAGGCCATGGTTCACACCCATTACAACCTGGCATGATGATGTGGGAAGCTGGTATTATGTATTTTGCTGATGGATTTGATGCTAAAACTACAACCCCAGTTATTAACACAATAATTGAAAAAAATTTATTACCAAATTCGCAAAGACCAAATGAACTAACACTAGTAATTAATTCACCTGGTGGGCAAGTACATTCAGCATTTGCACTAATTGATACTATGAAAGGATCAGCTATTCCTGTAAAAACAGTTGGACTTGGAATGATTGCATCATGTGGACTATTAACATTTATGAGTGGTACAAAAGGTAGAAGAGTTCTTACACCAAACACATCAATATTATCACATCAATACAGTTGGGGATCAGGTGGTAAAGAACATGAGTTATTTGCACGAGTAAGAGAGTTTGAATTAAGCACACAAAGAATGATTGAACATTATAAAAAATGTACAGGTTTAAGTGAAAAGAAAATTAGGGAAATATTGCTACCACCTGAAGACGTATGGCTTTCAGCCAAAGAAGCAGTTAGGTATGGTATAGCAGATAAAATTGTGAAAACATACTAATGAGTTCTAGAGAAAAAGTATTAATAATAATTTTTTTATTTGTACTAGGGTTATCGAATTTGTTTTTAGCTTATCAGATAATTGATTTGCAAATGACTGTAACTGAATTATTTGAAATGGTTTATAAGCATGATGCTTTTTTACGAATGATAGAATTTTTTAAACCTGGAACTGAAGTTTAATGATTGTAGAGTTAATAGATAAAATGGGATCAGATCTAACGGTTGTGAATGCCGCTAGAGTTAGTTATGGTAAAAATAAAGAAGTATTTGAAGCATCAGATGAAAAACTTATTAAGTTTTTAGCTTTGCATAATCATTGGTCTCCGTTTGCTCATTGTAGTTTACAATTTAGAATTAAAGCACCAATATTTGTTGCTAGGCAATTAGTTAAACATCAAGTAGGATTAAGTTGGAATGAAATTAGTAGACGGTATGTTGATTTTCCACCTGAATTATATAGTCCAAAAGAATGGAGAGGAAGACCAAAAAATTCTAAACAAGGATCAGACGGTACCGTTGAATTTAATAAAAATGAACAACATATACTTGATACAACTATGGAACAATGTTTATTAATTTATAATAATATGATAGCAAAAGGTGTAGCACCAGAGCAGGCCAGAATGGTATTACCACAATCAATGATGACGGAGTGGTATTGGACAGGAAGTTTATACGCATTTGCTAGAGTTTGCGATTTAAGATGTGCTAGTGATACACAAGAAGAAACTAGAATAATAGCAAATTCAATAGATCAATTTTGCAATGAGGAATTTCCGTACAGTTGGAAATATTTAAGACTTGTAAAACAACAGGAAGGTGTGTAATATATAATTATGGGTATAGATATTAAAAGAGATTATAGTGCTGATAAACCAGAAGATTTAAAAGCAAAAGAAAAAGAAAAAAAAGATATGTGGAAAAGATTTTTTTCAAAAGGTGGAGTAATTGAAAAAGTTCCATATAGGGTAACAAAAGAACAATTAAAAAAAGGTAAGTGGTAATGGCCGCATCTGACTATAAAAATTATGATGAAAGTTTACAAAAACTTTTTATAGAGTTTTGTGCAACTGATCCTGAGTTATTTGTAAGAGTAAAAAATATAGTTAGAAAAGAATATTTTTCTGGAAAATTATCTAATGCAGTTAAGTTTATGTTAGAGCATACTGAACAATATAATGCATTGCCAACAACTGAACAAATTAAAGCAACCTGTGATGTAGAATTAACAAAAGTTGAAATAACTGAACAACATAAGAATTGGTTCTTTGATGAGTTTGAAACATTTTGTAGACATAAAGCATTAGAACACGCAATTATAAGTTCAGCAGATTTATTAGAAAAAGGTGATTACGGTCAAGTAGAAGATAAAATTAAACACGCAGTTAGAATTGGTCTTACAAAAGATTTAGGTACAGATTACTTTTTAGATCCTAAAGCAAGATTATTAGCATTAAAAGATAATAATGGTACAATTAGTACAGGGTGGTCAGCATTAGATCAAAAATTATATGGTGGATTTAATAAAGGTGAATTGAATATATTTGCAGGGCAAAGTGGTGCAGGTAAATCTTTATTTTTACAAAACATTGCATTAAACTGGGTTAACTCAGGAATGAATGTAATTTATTTTACTTTTGAGTTAAGTGAAAATTTAAGTTCGATGAGAGTTGATAGTATGTCAACAGGTGTAGCATCAAATGAAATATTTAAAAAAATTGACGATATTGATTTGATGGTACGTATGCAAGGACAAAAGTCTGGTAAGTTTCAATTAAAGTATATGAGTAGTGGATGTACAGTAAATGATTTAAGAGCATATATAAAAGAATATGAAGTGCAAACTGGTAATAAACCAGATTGTATTTGTGTTGATTATTTAGACTTATTGATGCCAATTAGTAAAAGAGTTTCGCCAAGTGATTTGTATATAAAAGACAAATATGTATCAGAAGAGTTACGTAATTTAGCTGTAGAACATCAAATAGTATTAGCAACAGCATCACAATTAAACAGAGCAAGTGTAGAAGAAACAGAGTTTGATCATTCACATATAGCTGGTGGATTAAGTAAAGTACAGACTGCAGATAACGTAATTGGCATACAAACTAGTAGAGCTATGCGTGAACGTGGTAGATATTTAATACAGTTAATGAAGACAAGATCAAGCGGTGGTATTGGAAATAAAATTAACCTGGCGTTTAATATAGATACCTTAAGAATTACTGATTTAACTGAAGAGCAGATGGCAGAAGATGATAACATGACATCATCGTCAGTAACAAGTTCTATTAAGAAAAGAACCGCTACAATTAAGCCAAAAACAGCTGAAAATCAAGGGGCACAGGTGGTTCAACAAGTAGAGCAAGTAGCAAATTTACGTAGTATGCTAAAAACTAGGAGAACTGCATTGGATGAAACTGACGAATTATAATACACACTTATATAGGTTTCCTTTAATAATAAATAATAATATAAGATTTAGGAGATATAGCTGTGAATAGAAGAAATACAAAATCAATACTTGAAGAAATAAGTCAAGTAGTACCTCAAACGCACAAAGAATCTCTGATTGAATCAAGAGCTGGACACGTTATTTCTTCGGCTATAAATCTTATTGATATGCTCCACGAGTCATATGATCAAGAAACTGCCGGCGAGCTGACTAGACGTTTAGTTAATAGTATTAAAAGTGGTGACCCTGCTAAATTTGAACGTGGAATTAGAAGGGTTTTACAGAATAAAAATGAAAGCTAATGATATTACAATTGATGAAAATATCAATACGCACTTAACACATTTAGAAGATTTAAGTCTTTTTAATGGCAAAAAAGGCGTAGTACAAGCACTTGGTTTTTTAACAGGATTATCAAATATAGTAAAAGGGCACTCTTCTAAAAAATTTAATATTACTACAAAATGGGATGGTTCTCCTGCAATTGTTTGTGGAACAGATCCTAAAGATGGTAAATTTTTTATTGGCACAAAAGGTGTTTTTAATAAAAATCCAAAATTAAATAAAACAATGAAAGATGTATCAGTTAATCATGCTGATCCAGTAGTTAAAGGTGAGCCTCGAGACAAAAGTGGATTAAGAGGTAAGTTAAGAATAGCATTAAAGCATTTAGAAAAGTTAAACATTAAAGGAGTATTACAAGGTGATTTAATGTTTACTGATGGTGATTTAAAAGAAAAATCATTTGAAGGAAAACAATATATTACATTTCAACCAAATGAAATAGTTTATGCTGTTCCATCAAATAGTGAGTTAGCACAAAGAATTAAAAGAGCAAAAGTTGGTATAGTTTTTCATACATCATATGAAGGTGATAGTTTAGAAAATATGACAGCGTCATTTAGAGTAGATTTATCACAGTTGTCAGCTACACCAGATGTTTGGGTAGAAGATGCATATATAAAAGATTATTCAGGTATGGCAACTATGACAGCACAAGAGTCAGCGGCAGTTGATTCAGCTATAGCTGAAATTAAAAATGAATTTAGTAAAGTTGGAAATGCATTTGAATTTTTAGATAGTTCAGAAGCAGGTAACGATTTAAAAACAAATATTGCGGCAAATATTAATGCTAATATTAAACAAAATATAATACAACAAAATCCAGAAGCATTTTTTAATCAATTTATTGAAGATTATAAGCAAAGAGCAGAAGCTAAAATAGAGCAATTAAAGACGGGTAGAGAGGGTATTGCAGGACAACGTCGCTTAAATGCACTACAAATTGGCTTAAATTACTTAAATACAAATAAGAATAATATGTTGAGTTTTTATTCTCTTTGGCTTAAATTAGGAGCAGTAAAAAACATATTATACAAAAAATTATCAAATATTAAAGCAATTGATAGTTTTGAGCAAAATGGAGACGAATTAAAAGTAAGAGATCCAGAAGGTTTTGTTGCAGTTGATCATATTGGTAATGCAATTAAAGTTGTGGATAGATTAGATTTTAGTAGGAAAAATTTTATGAAAAAAGAAGGTATAGAGTTAGATTTAGTTACACAATTGCTTACTGAAGCAAGAATGTTTAAGTCAAGACAAGGTGTATCAAAGTATTCAGCACGTGAAATTGCTGATTTAATATTTGCACATTGTATTGCTTTACAAGTAATGAATCGTGAATTTAAGTACACATCAGTTGCAAAAAATTATGCATCAAGAACTTCAAGCTATGGTAATTATGATTACTTTAGATCAAATGGTACGGATTTATATGTAATGATCCACTCTTTATTTGGTAAAGGTTCTATTATTAAATTTGCAGATGAAAAGAATAGTAAAATTTTATTAGATAGAATGAAAAGTGATGTTATGCCATTTAGAGATTTTTTAAGTCATGTTGGATCTTCAAATGCAAATACTAATGTAGAACAACGTATGTTAATGAGATTGCAAGGATCATTATACGTTTCAAATAGTAAATTACGTTCTATGAAACGTTTAGCAGGAGATTGGGAAAACTTAAAAACAAGAGAAAAAAGAACTTTAGTTTCTAGTTTGCTAACATACTTTAGATCAAATGCACCTAAGGCATCACTTACAAGTTATATTCAAAAATTAGCACGTGAACGTGACTTTGTTGATGGTGGTGAAAAAGTTAAAACATCAAAAGCAATGGCAGTTGGTGCGGCATTGGCAGGTGCATATTTAGGTTATAAACTTGGACGTGGTAAGACACCAAGTTATGCAGATAAAAAGTTTAATTTTTCAGATAAAGGAAAAAAATAATGTCAGTAAGAATTAATGGTGCGGCAAGAGGCGGCGAGTTTATTAGTAACAACTTACAGTTTTATACATTGTATACTAACATAGATATAACAATGACTGGAAGTTATGCAGATGCAACACAAAAAGATTTTGATGCAGTTGTTCAATTAATAGCAGGTTATTCACAGGTAATTATTTCAAATGATCCTGTTGGTGTAGGAGATTTAAATGCCAATGGTGCGCCATCATTAACTGGAGCAGGATGGATATTTAAATTTGCAGTAGAACATCCAGATGTATTTGCAAGAAATGGAAATAGTGTACAGGCATTAATTGATCAATTTGATGGAATAGTATTAAATGGCGGAACAGTAGCAACAACAGGTGGATCAAAAAATATAGAGTTTGTACAATCGGAGACATTATAAGATGGAAAAGAATCAACCAAAAGTAATCACTGAAGGAAAATTTGGAGCAGAAGCCAGTAATTTAGAGACTCACGTTGTTGTATCACATGAGCGTCATACTGAAATTCAAAAACGTTTCGATAAAGTAGATGTGCGTATGGATAAAATGGAAGAAAAAACTGACGCACAGTTTAGTAAAATTGAAAAGATTATTATTTGGTCAATGGGTACATTGTTTATTACTTTACTTACAACATTGTTTACAATTGTATATGGGAGCTTTAAATAATGCAAATAGCAGAAGTATATAGCTTAGATTTAGATGAAGCACGTTTGATATTTGGACGTAAAGGTACAAAGGTAGTTAAAAAATACAGATGTACTTTTGGTAGAAAAAAAGGACGTATTGTTTCTAATCCTAGTGTATGCGGAGCTCCTTTAGATATTAAAAAAAGATTTACACTTAAAAAAACAAGAGCTAGAATGGGCCAAAGAATTATTAGAAAAGCATTAAGAACAAAAAGGTTTAATCCAGCGTCTAGACGTGTTGCAAAAATGAATAAAGCACTTAGACGATAAATAATTATATGAGCATAAAAGACGATATAATAAATGGTTTAGATAAATCAGGTGAATTTACTGATAAACTCAGTAAACTAGTTCATTTGCCACGATCAGTAGTTAAATCATTAACAGAGCCTTTAGGGCTAAAAGATTATATGAGCTTAACTAAAGCAGTTGATGAAGAAGATCCAGAAAGTGCTAAAAAAGTATTATTAGATGTTGGATTTAGCAAATTAGATTCAGTATCACAAAAAATATTAGCTGAATATACTAGTAAAGGATCAGTTAAAATGAATACGTCTCCGTCGGCCGCTAACACAAAAGGAGATACAGACACATCTCCTGAAGATAAACCAGAACCAGAAATTGATGATAAAACAAAAGATGCTATTGATAAAATAGCTGATAAATCTGCAGAAATAGTACAATTTGCAGATATAGTTGCAAAAAATAAAAAAAAGTAGTATAATATACTATAATGTTTAGACAAAGAAGAAAACAACGATTTGAAGAATTAGAACAGGTTCGAGAAAGAACTGCTGGTATGACAGTTCGTGACCTAGAATCACATTTACAATTCTATAGAGTACTTGATAAATGGACTGGTGATAAGCCAATATCAAAAGATTTTTTTAGTGCTTGGGAACGTGTAGTAAAAGAAGCGAAAGATAAGAATCCAAGACCTAAAAAACCAAGCATTGATGGAATTAAAAAATTACTTGGAAAATTGAATAAATTAGATAAATCAGTTCTAAAAGAAGTAGTTGAAGTAGGAATTGACAACAGACGTAATTTTAAAACAGCAATACAGACTAAAAGAACAGAACAAGGTATTAAAATAGGCAAATATTTAATTAAAATAAATTATGCTGGAAAGCGTCAAAGTTATGATGTTATTAGAATAAATGATAATAAAGATATAGCATTAGATATTAAGTTGTATGAAATGGCATTTTGTTTAGTTAGTTATTTAAATGAAGGAGTTATTTCAACTGATCCTAGAATGACAGAGTTGCATGAAATATATTCGCAGTATATGATATATTCAGATAGAGCAACTCAATATAAAAGACGTTATTATGACGCTGTAAAAGAGGATAATAATACAAGACAAACAAAAAATATGGCAGATTTTGAGGAAAACCGTGATATTGCCCTAGAATATAAAGGAAAAATCATTGAATTGTTCAAAAAAAATACGGCAGAATTTGAGGAAAACCGTGATATTGCCCTAGAATATAAAGGAAAAATCATTGAATTGTTCAAAAAAAATACGGCATAAAAATAAAGAAAAGTATAAATATAGTTAGTAAGGTAGAGTACATATGAATATATCAGAATTTAACAAACCAGCAAAAGACAAAGTAGCTAAAATTAGTGAAGCTTTAGAAACAATGTATGGCTTCAAGATTTATGATACACAAGATATTAAAAAATTATATGATGTTAAAAAGTCTTTAAAGCAAAAAATTGCAGAATTGGAAGCATCATTACCATTTAATACGTACTCAACTAATTCAAAGTACACACAGGCTTTATTATTAAAAGAAGCTGTTGAAAATATGATTAAAACACAAGAAGCAAAAGCTAAACCAGATTTTTTAGACATGGATAAAGATGGTGATAAAAAAGAGCCAATGAAGAAGGCAGTTAAAGATAAAGAAGTTAAAGAAGAAGTAGCTGAAACAGAAGAATTAAAAGTTGAAGAAACTAAAGAAGAAAAAGCAACAGATAAAGTGGAAGAGAAAATGATAGAAATTAAAAAACTTTTAGAACAAGAAGTTGAAAAAGCAGAAATAGTTATTGCGGCAAAAAGCATAGTTGACGAATTACAAAATATGATTGAAGACCTAGGCAAGTTACAAAATGATGAACTTGGTGCTATTGTTGATCAGATGTCATATCAATATGGTGGCGATGCGGCGGCAAACTTTAATACAGCAGTTGCTTCACAATTAGATAGTTTATTGTCATCAATTAAATCGGCAAAAGAAGCTGTTAACAACGAAGTACTTGTATTGACAGGCGAAGCTCCAGCACAATCAGATATGGCGGCAACAGATTCAGATTTAGGTGACATGGGTACTGACATTGAAGATCCTGTAGCTGATATGCCAGCAGACGATTTAACTGGCGGCGACGACGCGGCAAGCGGTCCTGAAGAAGAGCCACTAGGTAGAGCCAAAAAGGCTTAACCAAAATGAAAATCACAGAAGTCATAGGTAAGACAAAATATGTCAGTAAATTAGATTCTGATATTAACGAGCTTATTGTTACTATGATGGCCAATGATATTGATACAATTGATACAAAAGGCTTTGCAAGTGAATTAAAAACTTTGGGGCATGGTGTTAGTATTGATGCATTGTTAAAACACTTAATGAGTAATGGAAAAATTAAATCAGTTAATTCATCAGAAATTAAATTAGATGTTCCATCAAATGATGCAACATTTAATAAACAAGACAATACTGCCGATAAAGTTTCTAAAATGGCATCTAAAGCGGCCAAATCTAGCATTAAATAATTGACATATTTTATATTAACTGTTATAATGTTTTAAATAGGAGAACATTATGTCAAGAATCTGGATACCAAAGTTTTTTGAAAAGTTATTTGAGTTTACAACACCTATTCAAAAGAAAAAAAGAATTTATTCGGTAAGAGGAAAGAAATACGTTATTAAGGATTATGTTGGACGAAAGCCTAAAAACAGAAAACTCTACAACTAACACATTATTAGTTAATAAATTTAATTACATACAATATAAAAGAAAAAGTATTGATGGTACAAGATATTATGTTAACGATAATGGAGATCCTGTCCCGTCAGTAACTACAATATTATCTAAAACTAAAGATATGACAGCAATTAATGCCTGGAAGAAACGAGTAGGAAAAGTTGAAGCACAGAGAATAGTTACAGAGTCAGCAAATCTAGGAACAGTTATGCATAAACATCTTGAATGTTTTATTGAAGGTGTAGAACGTCCTAAAGGTACAAATCAAATCCATGTACAAGCAAAGCAATTAAGTGATACAGTTATTGAACGAGGCTTATGTAATGTAAATGAAGTATGGGGTATAGAAACAGCACTTGCTTTTCCAGGATTATATGCAGGCACGGCTGATATGATATGTGTAT